AATTATATCTTTTTATGTTATTTTTCTCCGTAAAGTCTTTCCAGATCGAGCTTCTCGATGCGCGAGCGGATAGCGCTGGGCTTGCGCTGGAAGTGTGCGGATAACGCTTTCACCGTCGCGCCTTCACACCACATACGCGTCAACTCCAGATCATCCTCCTCGGTCCAGGGCAGGTAGGCATTCGGATACTCCTGGCGACAGGCATAGACCGAGTAGGTCGGTTCGCCGGTCAGCTGCTTATAGGTCCGCAGATAACGCTTCAGCCGCTTGACATCCTTGTCCGAGAGGTACGGCAGGCGACGAATATCCATGTTGTCCGTCAAGTCGTTCAGCTTGACCGCCACGGCCAGCGGATTGCCCTTTATGCGGGCAATATAACGGTCGTAGGGCTCCTCTTCGGCGTGGGTCAAACAGCGCAGCGCCTCGATGATTTCGGGCGCAAACCCCTCGGCCGCCAATCCCTCCAGCGTCCAGTCGCTGTCCTCGACTACATCGTGCAGCACCCCGACGATCTTCTCTTCGGGGGTTTTGCCGGCAGCCATGACCCGCAACGGGTGGCCGATATAGTCGTTCCCGGCCTTGTCGCGCTGGCCGCGGTGCGCCTCGGTGGCAATCTCGATGGCTCGTTCCAGGGTACTCATACGATTGTCTTTAGGTTTGGTCTCGTTTTCTGCTGCATGTCGGCATTTAACAAAGTTAAATAAAATTTGCAGACAAACGAAAAAAGGGAGGCTAAACCTCCCTGCAACAAGCTGTTTTTGAGTTATCCGATAACGACGAACTCATCCTCCTCCGGAATGACGGCCAGGCCGCCCCAGGTGCCGTGGAGTTGTCCTATGGCATCGATGTACTCGACCGAGCCTTCGCGTCCGTCGTAACGGCTGTCCTCGCCCGTTAGATGGATGATGCGGATCTTGTCGCCAACTTTCACTCCCATGATTATCGTTTTTTGAGAATTATTCCAATGTGCGCATGATGCGATGGTAATCTGCCGCCTTGAGCCCGTGAAGCGTGATGTTGATCGACCTGCCATCTGTCGTCAAATGGAAATGCTCGGAACCGTAGAACCGCTCCAAAACGCGGCAGGTGTACATATTCCACTCGGTCCGATGCAGGTTCAGGATCTCGATGTCATCGGCCGTTGCCTCCTGCCGTTCTGCTTCGCGGGCCGCGCAGCGTTTGAGAAAGGCAAGGAACTCATCGATCAACGCAATCCGGATATTGAGTGCCTGCCACTCGGGACCGTATTCATCGTTTCGCTGCATTTCGTCGCACCGCTCAACGTAAAGCGCGCGTTCATCCTTCCACTGTTCGATCATCAGTCCGTACATCATATATTTCTGCTTGAAAGGTTTATTGGTGCTGTTGCGGCTCTTCTAATTTCCAGATTGCGGTCAACAGGCTGTGGATCTCGTCGTTGATGCGTAGGTTGCGCTCCAACAGCGCGTCGTAGTCCGACGTGCCACGGCGATTCTCTTCGGCCAGATGGTGCAACTGTTGGCGGTTGCGCTCAAATTCGGCTTCAAGTCGGTCGATACGGCTGTTGAGTTGCTTTATTCTGGCATCCATAGTTTGCTGTTATTCAATCGTTTGTTACAGTGTAAACATAACATCATATTTTGAAACTGTCAAGTTAATCTTGCGACGTTTATTATTTTTGTTTACAAGTAATTATCACTCGTTACTTAAAGTAAAAAAACAGCCTATAAAGAGGTTGTTTAGGAGACATGAGACTGATTATGCCGGACGTTTTTCGTGAGTCGATTCTGCCAGTTCAAGAATACGTTCAATCATCTTCTTGTGCGAACTGTAGAAGTGACCGTTGTAGCCGTATTGTTCCGAGTAGCGGCCACCCTCGCAATGCCATCGACGTACGCCCGGGTACTCCACGCCGTCAATGATGGCCACGGCTTCGTGATACGAGGTGCGAACCTGAAGCCAGCCCCAGCGACGGTCGTAGCGTTTGCAGACCTGGCAGAAGATCAACTTGTCAGTTACGCGGTATTCAAATTCCACCTGGCGGCGGGTTCCGTTGACGATAACACTCTTCTTCATAACACACTCTCTATTAGTTGTTTGTTGTAGAACAAAGATGGCATCACAATTCGGAACACGCAAGTCTTTTTGCCTTTATTTTCAATATATTACACGAATTATTGAAGCCGTTGCCACATGTCGGTTGCAGCGTCTGAGACACCCCTTGACAGTCAATCAATAGTTCGTTACGATCCACTCCTCCTGTCGGCGGCGTGAGACTTTCGAGGCCGTGATCATGCGTTCGATGCGATGGATCTTCCAGCCGTACTGTGAGGCGAAGCGTTCGATCCCGGCATGCGGGAACATCGTCAGCATGAACTTGCCGCGCACGGAAGCAAGCGTCTCCAACAGCCGCATGAAATCCGCCTCGTCGAACGTTCCGTTATAGTGTCCACAGTCGCTACCCACATAGGGCGGATCGACGAAATGGAAGGCTTCGGGCGTATCATAGCGCCGGATGAGATGAACACCGTCTTCGCACTCGACAACAACATGTTCCAGCCTCCGGCACAACTCCTCGGTGAAGGCTTCGCGGGCATTGCGGAGTTTCTGCGTCGTGGTCCCCGTACGGTCATATCCGAACGTGCCGTCGATCATCGAGGCGAAGCCCAACTTCGTACATACCCACACGGCCCATGCCCGTTCGACGGGTGTGAAGAAGGTCGGATGGGCATTGATATGCCGTGCATGGGCGTGAATCTCGCGGCTGTGGAGTGTCGCGTCGATCAACTCCTTCAGTGCCGGGTACTTCATCTGCGCCACGCGGTAGAAGTTCACCAGTTCGGTGTTCGTATCGTTGATGACCTCGCAGCGTACCGGCTCCTTGGCGAAGAGCACGGCGCAGCCGCCGCAGAAGGCCTCGGTATAGAGCGAATGCTCGGGGATGAGCGGCAGGATGTGCTTCAAAAGCATCTGTTTGCCGCCGTAGTAGGAAATCGGAGTTTTCATGATGGTCGGTTTAACGGAGTTTCAGCCACAGGAGAATCAACAGCACAAGTAGCAGGCAGGCGGCCGTCCATTTGAGCCACAACGTGCTGGTCGGATTGGGCCTTTCCTCGAGTGCGGTTTGTTCGTCGTTACGCGCTGCGGCAAGAATGCGGCTGCGGGAGATACTGTCGGAGTACGTGGTTCGGTCGTGTGCCGCAATGGCCTCGGTGTGGATGATGCGACGCACGGCAGGTCGGGACGTTGCGGGAATCTTCGGCGGCGGAAGGAGCGGATCGAGCGTGTCGGGCGGCAGGATTGGCTCATCCTCCGAGGACGGAGGCCACTGCGCCGGTGGATAGAACTCGACGACAGTTTGACGTAGCGTCGCTAACTGTCGCTCGAACTCTTGCCGGATCCGCACCGTGAGGGTCGAGTCCGCAATGCGAATGTCGGCACGTCGGTCGGAGTGCATCTCCCGAAGCGGCGAACAGCTGCATGCCGTCGCGGCCAACAGAATAAGCGTTATTTTCGGATACATCGTTTCATTTCGGTTGCACGTTCCATGCGTTCCTGCATGGTAGGTTCATGAATCTCGCGGGAAGGAACATTCTCCCACGGCAGCGGAAACATCTCGCACATCGGCCGGCGGTCCTTGCGGTCGAGTTGCAGACTTGTCAGCACCCATACGCTCCACCGTTCACGCTCCCATGCCTGACGAACGCTCCGTTCCTCGCGGTGTGCCCAACCGAGCCAGGCATAGCAGAACTCGGCGGGCGTCATCGCCGCAAAAACCTCGGGTGCGAAGCCCATCTGCCCGACGGCCAGGGCGAACCATCGTTCATAACTCAGGGTCGCCGCCGTCCCGCCGTCGGGCGCGGCCGGTTTGGGCCTTGCGATACGGTATCGGTACGGGCCATCTCACCCAAACGGTCCGTGAGCGGTGAGATGCTCTCAACGAAGAGGTCCGAGACGGTCAGAATAAGCGTCGGATCTTCGTCGAAGAGGTCCCATACTTCGTCTTCGGTGTAGCGCCGGTCGTCGCCCGCACGTCGGGCTCCTTCATTGAGTCCCGTGGCGGTCAGCGCCACGATGCTGTCGAGCGTCGAGAGGGCTTCGGCCGACGAGACGGTCGAGGCGAAGTCCGCGCCGCGCTGCCGGGTGAATTCATGAATGGCGCGCAGCCCGAAATGAATCGGGTGCGGCGTACCGTGGATGATGATTTCGTTCATGGTATGCGTAGTGTCAAGGTTGCGGGTTGTCGGCAGGGGTCAGATTCCCGCTGCCGGTAAGAGAGTAACTGTACGTGGCGTTGTCGCCTGCGGGCGTCGAGAGCGAGAAGGTCGTGATGTAGGCCTTGCCCGTATACATCTTCACAAGGCCCGTAAGTGGCGACTTGATGACCACGTCGACCAGTTTCTTGGAGAGGACGATGCCTAACAGGTCTTCCGAAGAGTGGGCATTCTCGATCGAGTCGTCGAGCACCACCAGCCCGTCGCCGTCAACCGACCAGGAGATATCGCCCGGAGCCTTCTCCTTGCCGTTGGTGTCCTTCGTGCGCAGCTCCTTCATCTCCAGATCGACCTTCAGCGTGTGCGACGTGGCATGAAGCGTCGTCTTGTCATCCACCAGCAGGATGATGTCCTCGCCCTGGATAATCTTTTTCGTTCCAATGGATTCCGGCATAAGCGTCTGTTGTTTTGTGTTCAGATGATTCGAAAGGTAAGTGTGATACCGTGCAGGTCGCCGTCGGCATAGTATTCCGTGGCCGAGGAGCGCAGGTAACTGCGGCGACCCTCGAACCCGGCACCCTCCAGCGCCGCGATGATGCGGTGTTTGAGTTGCTCGGCGGCAGCATAGCGGTCGTCACAGACTGCAACCTCGAAGGTGGTCACGTAGCTCGCAATGCCGTGCAGCGTACGGACCGGGGTCTCCTCCGGAACGGTGAAGGCCGCAAACGGTGTCGGCGTGCGGGCATCGACGGCCCCGGCCTGCACGCGCCCCTGCAACTCGGGAACGGCAGCCTCGATCAGGGCGATAAGGCGGGTCTTGAAATCGGTCATGGCGATACGGCTTTGAAGTTGCGGACGACGAACTTCTCGACGGCCGCGGCCAGGGCGTCGCCGAAGAGCGCTATGGTACGTTCCGATTCCTGCGTGTAGGCAATCTCCAGAAAAGGAACGGCACGCAGACCGCGCACGCTTCGCGTGAAGATCTTCTCGCCGCGTTCGTTCTCGAAGACGAGCAGCCGTCCCTTGCGCGAGGTTCGCGGGTCCTTCGTACCCTCGTGGATAAACTTGCCGTAATATTGGTTTACGGCTCCCTTACGTTTGGTACGCTCGAAGACCGGTTTGACGGCAACATCCACCTCCGACCTGGGCGCATTGCGGTCGCGGAAGCGTACGATGCGCAGTTGCCTGCGCAGACGTCCCGTGCGTACCGGAACGCGACCCTTTGCCGTGCGGAGCATCGGTTGTGCCGAGGTGCGCAGCGCCGTAAGCAGCATCCTCTTCTGCATGTTGTTAGGCAGTTGGTCCATAATGCGTTTGGCTTCGACGTAACCGTCAACTTTCAGTGTCAGCATCGCTTTTCCTGCATTTGATGTGGAGTCGCCAGCGGCGCCCCTCGGCGTGGATGGAGGTGATGTGCCGCAGTATTCCTTCGTCGCGGACAACCATATCGGGACGCAGGTCGGGAATCCACCGGATTGTATAGACCGCCTCGTTTTCGTGAACGATACGGCCCGCATAGAGGTTTTCGCGACCACCGGCTTCGGTATATTGTGCGTAGCAGACGGCCACGCTCCGCAGACGTTGCGTACGATCGTTGTAGGCGTCGCGCTCCTCAACGTATTCGAGGATTTCGATTCGGTGGTCAAACATCGCCATATGGGGTTACCCGCCACGGAAGCAGGAGTTTTTCAGCCGTGAGTGGCAGTTCGGAGACTGAACGGCCAACCAGAGCGTCCGATTCGTTGTCGTAGAGCGTACCCAGAATAAGCAGCACGGCGGCCCGAATGGCTGGAGGAAGGCTCTCTTCGTCATAGCCGACAAGCAGTGTCGCCGAAATCTGCATACCACCGCAGGAGGCATCGAACGTGAGACAGGCCGTGTAGTCGTTGGCATGCAGTTGCCACAGGTCGTCGGAAAGAGGTTCACGAGAGGCAGTGAGCCGCTCGACAGCCGTCGTCGGGACGGGCAGCCGGAGCGTCGGATACTTGACGACGGGAAGCATCGCTTCGACTTCCACTCTCCGCTGCCGGATGAAACGTCCCGTCAGGTCCTCTGCCACGGCCACAGCCATGTCGAGTTTTGCAGCAATAAGGGTATCGTCATGGGTGGCACTGCCTACCCGCAGGTGCTGCCGGGCGAGGTCCAGAGGTATCGGCGGCTCACCGTTCTCGAGAACACGCATCTTCTATGCGGATTTGTGAACCAGTTTGTGGACCGGATGCGTACCGGCATCGAGCAGCACGCCATCTACACGCGCGAAGCCGAACAGTCCGATCGAGAGGTACTCTGCGAGCAGTTCGTTAAGCCGGATGACGCGGAACGACTTTACCATGCGGATGCGGTACTTCGACAGGTCGCCGAAGAGCACCGAGGTCTTGCCGGCACCGATATCTTCCAGATCATCGTTCAGCACATACCCCTTGCCGAAGAGCGTCGGCGGCGTACCGTCGCGCGCACCTTCCTGCCAGATGTAGCGACCCGTCGAGTCCTTGATCTTGACCAGCGCCCAGAGCGTGTTGCGGTTGAACATGAACCGACCGTTGCGCGCATAGGAAGAGTCGACACCCTTGACCAGTTCGATGATGTCGTCAAGCGTGATAGCCGAGGCTGCCGGTGCCGTTTTGCAGGCTGTAGCGGCGCCCACAATACCCGAAGGTTTGCCCGTGCCGTTGCCCGAGGTGAGGTCTGCATTAATGCCGCGGCCGAACGAGTCGCTCAACAGTCCCGACAGCAGCGCTTCGAGGTCGAAGGCCGAGTCCTGCAGCAGTTCGAGTGATACGGGGACAATCGGCGTGCGGTAGGTGTAGGCCTTGAGGGTCACCGAGCCGAACGACGGCGCCGATTTGGTCGATTGCTGGTACTCGGCCACGACCGTTGCCTTCGACTCCGTGTCGTTCACCGTCGGAAGGATCAGATCGCCGCCCGAGGTCGTAGTGAGGATCGTGCCGGCCTCGAACATACCGCCGTAGGCTTTCAGTGCCACCTCGATGTTCTCGGCAAGCGTTGCCGGAACAAGAACGCCGGCCGAAAGTCCGGTGATACCGGCACGCTGCTCGAAGAGTGCACGGTTTTCCGACGATACGCCCGTGGCACCGTGCTTCAGGTAGTTGCGGAATGCCGAGCGGTACTCATCGGCCTGCGAATCCGAGTCGCTGCCTGTCGTTCCGCGGGCGGCGTATTGTCGCTCGGCCTGTCGTCGTTCGATCTCCACATAACGCTCCTCGGCCTCGACGGCACGATCGGCCTTCTCGTAGTCGGCAAGCAGTTGCTGCCACCGGGCCTCCTCCTCGGAGGTCATCTCGCGCCCGTCGGTTGCCGTGCGCAGTTCGTCGATCTGCGTGAAGATCGCCGCGCGGCTCTCTTTGAGGGATTTCAGTTTGCTCATAGATTTTTCGTTTCGTTCACAGGCAAACTTAATCCCACTCAGTCGCTCCCGGGCGAAACATTGTCGCACTCTATATCTGGAATTCCTGCATCGGGATAAATTGAGAGGATAGAACGTATATATCGGAATAAAAGGATTATCTTTGTCGTATGAAAACAAAGCACAACATATATACGGGAGCCGCGCAACAAATGAGCAAAGTGGCCGACAATTCGGTCGAACTGGTTGTTACGTCGCCGCCATACCCCATGATTGAAATGTGGGATGAGATTTTCGGCGCCCAAAATCCCGATACGCTTGTTGCTTTACAGGAGAATCGGGCGGATGTTGCATTCGAGCTCATGCATGCCGAGCTGGATCGGGTATGGGACGAAGTTGCCCGTGTTCTTGTCCCGGGAGGCATAGCCTGCATCAATATCGGAGATGCCACCCGGACGATCAACGGAAATTTTGCGCTCTATTCCAACCATTCGAGAATCATCAGTCACTTCATTTCGCATGGATTCGTCAACCTTCCCAATATCATTTGGCGCAAACAGACGAATGCCCCGAACAAGTTCATGGGGTCCGGCATGTTGCCGGCCGGTGCCTATGTGACACTGGAGCACGAATGGATCCTTATTTTCCGCAAGGGAGGAAAGCGCGAATTCAAAACGAGCGAAGATAAACAGCGGCGACGTGAAAGTTCGTTTTTCTGGGAAGAACGCAATGTCTGGTTTTCCGATCTTTGGGACAACATCAAGGGAACGAAACAAAAGATTTCCGCTGACAGCCGTGATCGCAGTGCTGCATATCCATTGGAGATTCCTTATCGGTTGATCAACATGTACTCCCTGCAGGGTGATACGGTACTGGATCCCTTCCTCGGAACAGGAACCACGACTTTGGCTGCCATTATGAGCAACCGGAACAGTATCGGATATGAAATCGACGACAAGTTTATTGAAATTATCGCCGACAATATTCTGTCGTCTTCAGTCGCCGAAATGAACGACGTAATAGACAGAAGAATTACTGCACACAAACGATTCGTTTCCGAACGCATGCAGAGCAAGGAGATCAAACACTATAACGAATATCTTGATATGCCGGTCATGACATCGCAGGAAACGGACATGCGATTCGTTTATCTGTCATCCATTTCCGGAGACAAGCATAATTTTACAGCAGAATATGCTGCGACGGCACCAGCGTGCATGAAAATAAAAATCGGGAACAGAAAACAACCGGCTTCTGTTCCCGCAGGCACACAGATTGCGCTTACTTTTTAGGGCATATTTAAATTGAAATAGACATTAGACGAGATTTTACTTCTTCTATATTTTCAAACTTCTCATCTTCATCGTAGTATAGATAAAGTACAGGTTTGTCCCATTTTTGGTTGGCCATGGTATTATACGTAATCACCTCTCTTCTCATCATCAAAAAAGTCAATGGCTTAACCTGTATACCGGCAATTATATTATTGTTGTATTTAACAATAATATCTATTCGCAATTCTTCATCCATATAACCGTCAGCAGGAGTAAAGATATATTTAGTAGGATCCAACTGTGTTGATAACATCTCAATTGCACGATCCTCAACTAATGCTCCTTTTAAAGATTGCAGAACAAATAAATCATATTCCCATTGGATGCATTCTGTTAATGTATATCTATATTCTCCCCATTCAATTTTTTGAGCTTCATATAGATTCTTCCCAAACTGTTCAATGGTTCCTTTGCTAATAATTCCGCATTCACATTTATTCTCGGAATGCCATTTAATTAATTCTACTAGCTCCTCCTTACTTTTAGGATGATGTATGCGAATAAGTTTCATAACCGGAACGCTATTCTCCGGAGCAGATATACCCATCCTCCCATTTAGTGGGTTTAATGGTCCTCCTGTGTATGGCATAAGACTAAAAATTATATTCAACAACTATCTCCGACTTCTTTTTATCATAATAAATGATTGGGACGTCAATATGTTCCGGAAGTTCGTTCATCTGACGGTACGTCACGGGTTTGATGCTTACGGCCTGCTCTCCGATAAAACCATCGACACCCTGAGCCTCTTCTTCCGGTGAAGCCAACCGATATTCAACATGCCGTTCTTCTGCAATTTTGCGGAGAATAGCTTCCTGAAATTTGAGCCCACAATAGGTTTTGACGACTACAAGTTCTTCGATCCACCGTTGTACCATTGTCCTGTCGATAGTACGGATGCTTTCTTTGAGCATCTCGATCATTCGATATACACGATCCGTAGCAATCTCTATGGCATCAGGGTGTCCCGTCTTGTACCATGTTTCCCATTCTGACATCGAGCCGGATCCGAACTCTTGAATGAGCTCGCTCATTTGTCCTACGACATTTGGGCGTGTGCCTTGTGCATTTTGGTTCGCAAGATTCATAATCTGTGTCGCATATTTGGGATAATCAAATGTGCGATCGGTTAACAGCTCTTGGACCTCTTTGTTGGGTATCTGCAGTTTCATTACTGTTTATTTGTTTGAGTGTACGACAACAGCCGTCGAATATCCGACGGCTGTTACAAAGATACGAATTTCAGATTATCCCCGATTAACGATTCTGAGAAAATCACAAAATCGCAGACGGCGTTCATTTTCAGGAATAAATCGACTTGGTTGCGTAGTCTGCTCGCGCAGCCACTCCTGTTTGCGCTTTTCGAGACGGAGTACGGATGCTTCGGTGGCCGGATATGCCGGGAAGGTGACCAGTGAGACATCCACTACGTGCGAGAAGCTCAGAATCGTTCGCTCGTCCAGGTCCAGACCGTTCCGTGCATCGGCATACTGCCACACATCCTCTTTCACGCCGAAGCGGAACGAGCATTTCGATACGTCGCCACGCCGCACTAACTCCAGCATGTCGTTGCCCACGGTCGTATGCGGCGCCTCGAACGCGAAACGCAGCCCGACGTCGTCGGCCTCCAGACGAAGCGTCCCGCTCGTCGTGCGGGCCAGAATCGCATCGTCGCGGTGGTTGAAACACATGATAACGTCCTGCATGTCGCACCCATCGAAAGCACCCCGCGCAATTTTCTCGCGGAACCAGCCCATAATCGGTTCGCTCCAGCACTCGAATTTCGCGGCATAACCGACGATCGTCCGACCTGCCGCGCCCGTGTCCCGGCTCTCGATGTGCAGGTCGCCCACGAGGCTCCGGATTTCAAGCCCTTCAGTCGGCGTTGTTCTCTTCTCCATATATCGCATGTTTGATTGTCTGCATGTTCATCTGCACGAAATAGGTATCGCCTCCTTCATAGGCGTTCATGTCCTCCAGAGCGCGGATCTCGTTGGCCGATATCGCTCCGACGATGTTCATGTTCTTGTAGTATTCCGAACGGGTCTTGGCGTCGCCGCGTAGCAGGCCGTTCAAGCCAAAGAGGAAGTAATATTCGCCGAACTCTTCCTCGCGCAGCAGTTTGCGGTTGAACTCTTCCTCGATACGAACCAGGTACGGCATCAGGCAGTATTGCACGAACTCCATGCCCTGATGCTCGATGTTGTTGTTCGTGGCCCGTTCGAGGTCGGCAATCATGTGGGGAGGAATACCGTAAATGGTGGCTATCTCCGTCTTCTGGAACTTGCGCGTGGCAATGAATTGCGCATCCTCGGGCGGAATCGAGATGCGTTCGTAGGTCATGCCGCCCTCCAGCAGCAGCGGCACGTGGGCGTTGTGCAGCCCGACTGATTGGGCCAACAAGTCCTTTTTCAGACGCTGGTAGGCCTCGGGCTTGAGCGTCGAGGGATACTTGAAGACGCCCGACATGTTGCCGCCCTGATCGAAAAAGCGTTTACCGTAGAGTTGTGCCGAGACGGAGAGTTGGAGGTTGTCGCGATGCACGGCTATCGGGCTTTTACCCTTGTAGCCGTTGGTCGAAAGCCCACGCAGGTGAATCATGTCGTCGTTCGGAAGCAGTTCTCCCGTGTCGAGCCGGTAGAAGAGTTCGTCGTTGTCGGTGAGCAACGGTTCGACACGTGCCGGATGCAGGAACAGCAGCCGTTCCGGACGATAATGACGGTCGCGGAAGATGCGGACGTAGCCGTTGCCCCACAGCGCACACGAAATCATCAGATGGTGCATCAGATCGAAGCGTGTGGCGTGGTTGTTGGGAACTTGTACCAATCGGTGACAGGGATGGCCGTACTGTCGTTCGCGGCCGCGTTCTGTGCGCCGGTAAAGGTGGAGCGGCAATGTTCCTACCGTCTCGGAGAGAATACGCACGCAAGCCCATACGGCCGTAAGGTTCAGCGCACCCTCCTCGGTGATATACACTTCACGAGTGGCATCGACAACCGTATCTGCCGAGATGACCTTGTTCACGGCGGCCTCGAACTCGGCCGAGGAGATGTCGCGCCGCTCTTTGCGCCGCAAAAAAGAAAACCGCTTCATCAAATCTGCTTTGCGGCAAACTTAATGAAGCGATTCACATTTATAATACGACTTTGTCTTATTCTATTTCTTCTATAGATTCAACATAGAGAGTTTCTGACAATTTATTGGTTATATTTTGTTTTTCTATTTTTTTCAAACATTTTATTTTATAATGTGTCAATCGGATTCTAATTCCGACCAAGATTCCAAGATCTATACATTCGCCTTTATATAATTTCTCATTTATTTCGTCATATAGTTTCCATGCGCCATTAGTAGTGTCGACTTTCAAAAAATAACCTGAAAGTTCTTGATATTCATTTTCTAATCCAGTCGATTGTTTCACAATATCATATGCATTTTGTAATTTTTCAGGCGATATACGATTATACACAACTGGATTATTGATATCAGATGTTGTCCAAGCAGTCTTAATACTTATATTATTATCTATTAAACCTTTTATAAATCGTTTGTAATGTGTAATGGCTCGGCCTCTTATAGTAGTTAAGAGTTCTGTCAATCTTTCTTCATTTTGAAAATCGAGTATTTCATTTATATAGTTCAAAGTATGGTCCATAGTTGAGCCACCAAACAAATCAAGGTCATCTTGAATATACATATGTAAGTTAAAAGATGCAGCCGAAGTACTAAAAATATGCAATTCAGGATTAACTTGACGATCTACAGAATTATTGCATATTTTTTTATGCGTGTTGATAACAAAATCTTGATAACTTAATATCAATGGGGATAGTACGGATGCTTTTATATCATATGAATTATTAGTGCTGATAAATCCCAGATGGATAATAGGCTTATGGTAGGTTATTCGTTCTTTAACTATGTCTGTATATCTGTTTTGTTCAATTACAAAAGCTTCCTCTTCTGGAAGCATATACTCTTCAACATTACTCCGTCTATCGATTATTTCAAATTCATGATCTTTTACAACATATAAAATATAGTATTCATTTGGAATCTCTGGACTTGTATATAATGATCGTAAATCAATTTTACCGGATAATAGTAATGCAAGTTTATTTACCGAAATCCGTATAGCAATATATTTATCTTGATCATCGTCTGAATATAACATACATAAATAGCGAGTCTGTACTCCATCCAAACCCACGAATAACTGTATTGTATCATAATACAATAATATTTGATCTATGTATATTGCTCTATTCATTCACTAATCTCACTGTTTTAATATCAAACTCTTTAGAACGCCACCATGAATAATGATTTGTAGAATTCTTATTAGGTGTATGTGCTATTAAACCATCTGATTTAGTTAATACTAATTCGCCGATATATATATTCTTACCTTTAAATTTAGGCAGTTTAGAAATAACTCGGCAACTTTCGACATCAGTAAACAATGATATTGCCTTGGCCTGACATTCACTAACAAAAACTTTCTTGTCAGGATTCAATGCTCTATATGATAAAAAATCAGAATTAACTGGTTGTGTAGAGTTTATGATACGATAATATGATTCTCCAGAAGGTTCCATTGCATCTGAAGGAGGACAACTATCGGGCAAATTCTCGTACCAATCCATATTTTGGACATTAAATATTTGTAAATATAATACACCGATACAAATATTACAATACATTATGTGGAAATTTCAAAAATTTTCACATATGAAACTTTGTCGCAAAAATCGACGGCCGTTGGCAGTTTTTCGATTTAATTGCCTATTTTTGTAAATGGTTCCGTGCCACTGCGGACGGAACCGGACATATTACGAACGTTTCGTTACGTTTTCTTTCGCATTCAAACTTCGCAACTTTGACCAATAGAAGGAGATGTAATTGGACGCCTCGTGAACGCATGTATTGTGCCCGCAGGCCTTTGGCCTGCTTTGTGCATGATACGCGTTTCGCGTGGGCTGTCCGTGTTGCTTATTTCTGTTGGGGGCAGCGAAGGCCTGAATGCGTGGTAAGTCAATACGGCACCCACGTTTTTTATGGCTTTCGATTACGATTACACCGGAAACCTCGCCCTGCTCGACCGCCCGAAGGTCGCCTTCTTCGCCTCGCGCGTCGTCACACCCGCCTTGGAGGAACAGTCCCTTCGCTGGGCCGAAGCTTGTTGTGCAACCGACCGCGTTGTAATCAGTGGTTTCCAATCTCCGCTCGAAAAATCCGTCTTTGAACTCCTGCTGAAAGCCCGCCACCCGGTGATCTGGGCATTGGGACGTACCCTCTACCGCCGTTATTCGTCCACCGTCGAAGAGGCGCTGGCCGAGCAGCGCATCCTGATCTTTGCCGTCCGCAATGTTCGTCGCACCGGTTGGCAGACGGCCCAAACCCGCAACTACGCGATAGCATCGATGGCCGACGAGAGCGTCTATGCTGTCAACGAGCAGGGACGCACGAGTTCGCTCGGAGTGCTTTATGGGCTGGAGGTCGGCACGAAGCCCGTGCGTCTCATTTCATTGCCTGCATCATGCGGTTCAGCACCCGCCGGAACGAACTGAACTCCGAATAGCGGCGACGGCCGGTGAGGGTAATGTGAAAATCCTCGAGGCGTTCGTAAGCCTCCAACTGCGTCGGATAGAGGTCGCGCATGCGGAGGTAGAGTTCCGCGAAGCCCTCGAACGAGAGGAAGTGCCGCATTTCGGGTGTGAGCGGCGTCAGGGCCGATAGTTGCTTCTCGATGCGTTCGCGTTCGGCCGTAATGACCGGCGAATGGTAACGCCGGTACTGTTTTCGATTCATCTTTCTGTTCATCGTCGTATCGTTTCAGAGAGTCAATAATCCACGGTTTTCGTATGGGTTTCGTTCGTCGGCCGCCTGTGCTGTCATCCACTCGCCGAGAGCCATAATCGAGGCGACTATGCCGTCGATTTTCTGCGTCGAGCGCTCCTTGTCGGGCTTGATGTTTCCGGCCGGGTCGCTTTTGACAACCGTCGAGGCGAGCATCCACCGCAGCACGGGGTTGCCGAAGTGTTCGATGCGGCCCGTGAGCACCAGTTTCTCGAATTCGCGCGTCGGGGCCGACATAGAACCGTAACCCTGACCGAAGGGATTGCAGACCATACCCTCGTTCTGGAGGTCGATAATCGTCTGCGAAGCATTCCAGCGGTCGTAGGCCGACGAGCGCAGGTCATAGTCGGCCGTCCGGCGGAGAATGTCGGCCTTGACGAAGTCGTAGTCGATGACGTTGCCCGGCGTGACGGTGACGTATCCATCGGCAACCCAGCGGTCGTAGTTGATATTCTCGCGACGGATCTTTTCGAGCATCTTCTCCTCGGGTATCCAGAAGTACGGCACGAGTTGAAAACGGTCGTTTTCGTGAAACAAAAGTACATAGGCCGTGATGTCGGAGACGTTCGAGAGGTCGAGCCCGCCCCAGCAGGTGCAGCCGCGCAGTTCGTCGGGCGAAATCGTACCGACACATTTCTGCCATGCGTCGTCGAGAATCCACGTCCGCTCGGCATCGACCCACAGATTGAGGTTCTTCGTCATTACGTTGCGCACGGCCTCGGGACGGTTGCGGGCGTCGCGCACCTGGTCGGCGTGGTAGTCGGCCGAGAGCGAGACGCCGAGGTTGGGGTTCGACTTGATCCACATGCGCGGGTCGTCCCACTCCTCGTTCGCGTCGAGCGTATATATGATGCCGAACAGCGTATCGTCCTCGTTCACCTCACGCAGTACTTTAATCACGTTCTCGCGGTAGGCATAGCAGGCGCCCGACTTGTTGAATCCGGCGGTGGTGATGATGAACATCAGCGGCTGGCGGCGTGCGCCGAAGGCCGACTTGATAACGTCGAACATCCCACTGTCGCGGTGAGCGTGGAACTCGTCGATGATGCCGCACGAGGGATTCAGACCGTCGTGTGTGCCGTAGTCCGACGATAAGGGCTTCATCATGCCGCCGCGCGCCTCATAAACGATAGAGTTGCGGAACGGCGTAAGGTAGTGCTTGAGGTCGGTAGCACGGACGATCTCGACGGCATCGGCAAAGCAGATCTTCGCCTGATCCTTGACCGTGGCGGCCGAATAGACCTCGGGGCGCGACTCGCCGTCGGCGAAAAGCATGTAGAGCCCCACGCCGGCCGAGAGTGCCGTCTTGCCGTTCTTGCGGGCAATCTCGATGTAGGCATAGCGGAAACGACGTGTGCCGTCGGCATTCTTCCAGCCGAAAATATTCCACAATACGAAGTGCTGCCACGGTTCGAGCCGGAAGTGGTGACCGGCCCACTCGCCTTTGGTGTGCTTGAGGCGCTCGATAAAACCGATGGCGCGCAGCGCCGCCCGGCGGTCAAAGTGCCAGCCGCGTTCGAGTGCGCAATCCTGATCGGCATAGTAGCGGCGCACAGCCAGACGGACGTATTCGCAGACCAGTATGCGGCCGTCGCGCACCTGTTCGGCATAAATCTCGGCGGGATATTTTTTCGTCGTTGTCATACTATTCCATCTCTTCAAACTCCGCGAAGTCATCTTTTGGAGCATCATCGGCAAGCAGGGCCGCAACGCGGTGGCGGCTTGCGGGCGTCAGTCCGAACTCCGCCGCCAGCGAACGGGCGTTGGCGAGCGCGCCCTCGGCAATACGCCGCTTGGGGTTGACGACCGTTGCCGGGCCATTGCGCGTCATAACCTCCACGGTCGCGCCTTCGCGCTCGACATCACGCATCATGTCATGGTAGAGTCCCATCTCGCGGGCATAAGCCACGACCAAATCTACGCCTACGACCTCCAGAAGCCGTTTGTGGATAAGTTCCGCCGCCACGATTCCGAAAACCTTGCGGGCCGTACCTTTCAGGCCGGAGCGCGGTACGGCAACGACATTCGTGGCCGGTGGCTCTGCGCCGTCCGTCATGCGGCACGGCTGATCTGTACCGCGCAGGGTCTTCAGTGAGTCGGGTATCTTTCTGCGTCCTTTCAT